TGGCAAAAGCAAAAGCCACAAGTTAAAAAAGAATTACCAAGGAGTGCAGCATGATGTTTCATGTATGGCACATCTTAGCTATCGTTATGATTTTTGCTCTTGGTTTTATTATTGGAAAAGACTTCACGAGAAAAAGAGCTATTAATTTTTTAATGAAAAAATTATCAAAAGACCTTGATGATCATAAAGTTAAATTAGTTAAGACAGAACCACATACAAAAGAGGATGAAAAAAAAATAAAAAATTTAATTAACTCATGAAATGGATTGCCATTGCTATCATTATTAGTACGGCAATGGTGATTTATTTTTCACCTTATCAGAGTTATATGCGAAGCTGTTTAGGAGATAAACAGTATTGCACCTGGTATTATTATGAAATTACAAAGGAGGAGTCATGGCTACGCAGAGTGTTAATCGAATTAGGGAGATAGATTCATACCACACGGCCCACGGTTCTTATCGTAAAGGAAATTTTATTGAGTGCAGCCAATGTCACAAAGTGTATATCGAGGATCTCGTCTGCCAGGATACGAAGACCAGATTAGATTTTTGTATACGTTGTTATAACAGGAGGGATGATGCCCAAAAAATTGAAACTAAAAGAGAGATTATTGAGAGAGTATGTAAAGATCTCGAAAGTAGCGCCAAGAGAACCCCGTAGTGGACGAGAAATGTTTATTCGTCTAAAGTGGGAACGACTAAGAAAAATATTATGGAGGCGCTATGATTATATGCAGTGCATGTAAAGGAAATGGTTATGTCAAACTATCCTTTGAAGCAGAGACATCAGTTGACCAGTGTAAGGTTTGTCACTCACAAGGGGAACTCGATGAAAGTAAGTACTACAGCCAAGCGTGGAGTGGTGGGGTTTCGGATGAACACGATAACTTCTACTACGGACCACCGCTTGACCCCGAATCGTTCAAAAACTACAAAATTTATTCAGAGTAATCCCATTGTAGTATTTGACGGGGAGCCACCTTTTTGATACAATGCCGCCTAACAAAGGCGGTGTTATGCCATTACGTTTACCTGATAGCCCAATTAAATCTATCAGACGTTGCTTTAAATGTAACAACTTATCTGTAGAATTCTGGAATCCAAAGCACAACCGCAGCTACACGGTAGAAGAGTGGTTGACTATTTGTGAAGATGGTAAGGAAGCTTTACGCAAGATCCTCGGACCTATTCATGAAGATCCGAAGTGGTTCTTCGACTAGCATTTTCTCCCAACGATTTTTGGTAAAAGAATCAGCGACTTGTTCTTCTCTTTTCTCTTTGTATCCACTGTGATCCGCTCTTCTGGTATTCCATCTATTCTTTGGTGATCTCTTTTTTGTCTGGCCTGCAATCTTCCAGTTGACCGCTTTCAAGCTGCTCCCTGGTTCCGTCTCCAAGGTATAGGTGATTAATCGTTCACCGCCCATGGCTCTCCATACTTTTTCACATCTTGCATAGAGATACGAACACGCATTGCGTGGGGCTGGATCTTTAATACATACTCGTAGAATCTCGAGTGTCGCTCCATTATCCAAGGCTCTCGCCACAGGTCTGCCACAAATGGCTACCCCTACCAATTCATTTTCTTTAAGAACACCTAAGCTGAACTTGTGTCCTGCTGTTTTCTTATTGTGTCTATGATGTGATGTAACGAAGTCGTTTGCAGCTTTAAGTGATAAAGGGATTGTTCTATACGCCACACATACCTTCACAAACATTATCAAACATATCGTATTGCTCTGACTTTGGTTTGAACTTTACCTGATCGAGTGGTTGCGCTGATCTGTGTAAGAATAATTGATCTTTTACATTTCTTGATCCATGTCTAATCTTCTTATCAAACTCAACTGCATCCGCAAATTCTTCAGGGCGATTGTCTTTCATGTCTTGCCAATGTGCATCATCATGGAATGGGCAGCAGATACACGCTGACTTTGTCGGTTTTCTATGCCCACGCTTCTCGAACCAATCTTGGCATTGTCTTCTATTGATATTTAATTCTAGTAAAGGCCAACGATTGATGATGTATTTATCTCTTGCTGGTTTCATTCTTGCAATCTCATCCGTTGAGATCCCTATCCATTGCTCCACCCATACATTTTTCTTAACGTGTTTGTAGTATCCCACGCCTAATAACTCACGAATCTTTTTTCTAATTGGTTGAATCTTGTAGTCGTTTGTGCATTGACGCATTAACATTCCCTTTTTCCCTGTTGTAGCGTTCACGGTAAAGAAGGGAGCGGTAGGGAATCTTGTCCCATTGTCCACGGAATTGACCATATCATCACGAATATTTCCCTTCATCACTCGGTACACAGGAAAAGGTAGTTGTGATTCTAACCAATCTAAATACTCATAGACTCCAGGAGGTTCGTATCCTGTGTCTGCAAAAATGGCACAATCAGGCATCGGTCGGATGTGTCCTTCTGCTGCCATGAGTGCCATCGTGGATGATTGAACCCCAGCTCCAAGTGATAGAACGACTAGCTTGGGTGTCTTGTCATGCTCTGGTCTTAAAGTGCCAAAGTACTTATCATTTTTTAGATCCAAAGTATCTCTCTCCTGCTACAAAAATCATTAGTGCTATAAAAACTAGGACTAAGAGTATTAGCCCTAGTAAAATGTTAGTTATCATCTGACTCTGCCTTAATTACATCGTCAAAATACTTAATTGCTTTACCATTGTCAGTAAAAATTTCTCCATCTTCTACTTGGAGTAGCTGCCACTGGCCTTTTATTTTAACGACAATTGTTTTTTTAAGTAGAGATATGCTCCACTGCTCTTGCTCTTTTTCTTGATGATCCAAGGCCCACGCTCCTGTCTTACTCATGCTACCTCCAAGGTTTTAGGTTCATCAGCGTCATTCCAATAGTCATCATTGATTATAAATTTTATCTCGTCTTTTACATCATAAAACTTATTAACAAATGGTTTATCAAAGAAATCATATAGACATTGAGTGCTTTCAATCTCATCCATGATCGCAACTAATTCAGTAAACATTTCTTCGTTTGATTTAGCCATATTTTCTCTCCTTTTTTAATTCTTTTTCATTGCACCATTCCCAAACATAGCCATGATTTTCTACATCATATTCACTTGTTGGTTTCCACACTACTAAATATGGTTCATTCCATTTTTCATGGATCTCGTAAACAATGCCAATTCTTTTTTCATTGTAAGCGTGTTTTACTTCGTCATATATTTTTAGCATATATTCTCTCCTTTTTAGCTAATTTATATATTAATTATCCCATATAAATACTAATGTCAAATAAAAAACCCCCTCTGATGAAGAATGAAAACACCAGGAGGGGGAAGGGAGTGAATAAGACACTATCTATACATCTTTTAATTGGTTATGCAATAACACAGTATAGTTTATTTTATTTTCAAATTTATAATTAACATTACTAAAAGTACGTGTAGCGGTGTAGCGGTGTAGCGATAGTATAATAATATATATATATTAATAACTTAGAAGATTTTTACCGCTACATGACCGCTACATCTGGCAATATAGGTGTAGCGGTGAAATCTTTGTTTTCTGCGAAAAAGATGTTATAAGGAGGTATGAATATAGATGAAATTAGAGATCGTTTAACGCCAAAACAGATTAAATTTTGTGTCTTGTTTGTGCAAGATGGTGATACTAAAACCCCTACACAATGTGCAATTGAAGCTGGATACTCTGAGAATAGGGCTACAGTTGAGGCCTCTGAATTAAGGAAACATCCTGGTTGTGCTGAATATATACGAGAACTTCGTAATCAAGAAGAAAAGAAATATGAAGTCAATCTCCATAAACATTTAAAAAGATTAGATCAGTTGAGCAGAGGTGCAGAGGAGAAGGGCAACTGGAATGCAGCCGTCACAGCCGAGAAGTCTAGAGGTCAAGTGGCAGGTTTATATATTGATCGAAAAGAAATTATGCATGGTAGTATTGACCAATTAAATCGAGAGGAAGTTGATAAGTTATTGAATGATATGGACAAGAGATTGTCAATAGAAGGGAGCTTTGAAGTAATAGATGACAACAAAACCAGAGAGCAGATTCTGGAAACGGATCAAAAATAAATTTACAAAAATTACCTTAACTAGAATTGAAGCCGTCACCCCTCTAGGATTGCCAGATATTCTTGCTGTTTATAAACTCAGAGATAAACGTAGAGGACAGTTTTGGATTGAGCTTAAGGTAACCAAGGGTAATCAAATAGGGCTATCGAGCGGTCAAATATCGTGGCATATGAGCCATAATACGAACGGTGGCTGTTCTTTTATCATGGCTACCCCCCTCGGACGGGGAGGGGTGTCGATTTTTTCTGGAGCTAGAGCCTTGAGCCTAGCAAAAGAGGGCTTGAGCCTTGAACCTTGTGCCTTGTTCCCTGAACCCTGTGCCTGGACTGACCTTGAGA